TGAACACGCTATTTCTAGGTTCGCGGCGGACGCGTAAGCATAAAACGAGACCGTAACCGTGGAGCCGGCGAGCGTGCCGACGTCCTCGATACGTTGCGCGAGTTGGGCGTAGGACGTGCTAGTCGCTCCGGTGGTGACGGTGTAAGCGGTGGCGAAACGGATCGGCCCGGGTGTTTGTGCGTTAGGGGCGACGGTGGCGCGTGTTACCGAAACGGTGGAGGTGGCTCGGTTTACTACCCAACGGTCCGCGCTGTATGTGTTGCTCGCGGTTACGGCGGTCGTTCCGCGTTGCCAAAATTCCATAGAGCCGTTAATTAAACGGTTACGGAGTCCGGCGGTCGCTTGGACTTTATAGAGAGCGATCTCGGTGTCTGTTGCGAGGCTCTGAATGTTGGCGGCTCCGGACGCTACCGGGTCAGATGACGCCGGATAAGGTAGCCCGAAATATGTTGTTATTCCCATAGTTCTAGATCCAATCCCTGAGCATGTCGTCCCATGTTATAGAACCGGGGACGGCTACCCATGTAATACCAGAGATGACGTCCTCCCAATTTTGGGACGGTCTAAAGAGCGTCCAATCGGAGAGGTAAAAGTTTATATCCCACGAGTAACGGCCGAAAGTTTCGCTATACCCTTGGACGACGTAATACGTGTTTAGCCCGGGCGCTAGGGACGGTATTTCCACGAGTTGAGCGATACCGGAGTTATTGGCTATGAACGCTTGGCGGGCGCTTGAGAGCGGCGACATGGCGACACTAATCCCGGGGAGCGTCCAGCCGGGTAGGACGTAGTTTTTAACTGTTCTCGTCGCAAGGTTTAACGCGTCCGCGGGATCGGAACAGTAGGTATCTAGTGACTGTTGGATTAAACCGTAAATGGTGACGTCCGAGGTTTCGGTGTAGGTCTCACTACCTCCGACATAATTGGCTATAGAACTGTTTATTTTGTCGCTAATTCGTTTGGTTACTTGCCAGCCCTCGAGGACTTCGGTATCTGAGAAAGTGAGATCGGGGGTCTGATAGCGGAAATGTTCCTGATCTCTGAACTCAAGCGAGCCGTCGGGTAGTTCATAAAAAAAGGAGTTCGGTTCCGACGCGCTAACGGTCTGGACGAATTGAGCCGGGGAACTATTCGTTAGCGTTGGAGTGTCTAGGTAAGTAATGCCGGGATCAAAGTTAGCGGTAGGTGGAGTTCCCGGATATGCGTTTACGAGGACGTTCGTATACGTGTTATCTAAGATCTCTCCGGTGTAACCAGAGCCGAGAGTGAAGTCTGCGGAGAAACGGCCGAAACGGGAAATTCCGTCGGTGACCGCGGTAATGGTTAAAACGTACTTGTCAAATTGGAGATCGGTTACTCGGCCGGTGAATCGGACGATAGGGACGATGACCGTTTTTTCTACGATTAAAAGATCGCCGACGCTGAACGTGGACGGGTCAAAAGATCCGAGAGCGGAGTCGTATAGCAGAGTTACGGAGCAGGTCGTCGGATTAACGGGTGATCGGGCGTCTTGTCGTCCGGTGGTTATCGTTATGCCCTCTAGCGATGACGCCGTGTATTCGATCCATGAGAAAATGTCCGGACCTATTTTTACGACGACACTCATAACGCGGAGAGCGCTCCTAGTCGCGCTTGGTCTCGTGTCAAGATCTGGCGTATCTGATTAGCGACCGCGGACGGGTCCAGCGCGCCGGAGACGTTGATCGTGATACCGCCGCCAAGGTTCCCTAGTTTTGATAATGGGATCACGGCCTCGGACTCGCCTCCCTCGGCGATCATGGCCAGAGTTGGGGACGTGACGATCCCGCCCTCGCTTAGACGCGGGATCTTAACTTTCGGGATCTCGCCGAAATTAACAAACGGGCCGGCGGCTTTATCTATCCCGTCTAACGCTTTATTTAGCCCGCCAATAACAAAGTTAATCCCGCCCTCGAGCGCGGAGAGGATCCCGTTTAGGACGCCCTTAAACGCTCCGACGATCCCATCAAAAATAGTTACCGCGAAATCCTTAACGCCTTGGAGGACTCCGATAATGCCGTCCTTAAATTTGATAATCCCGTAGATCGCAAGTCCGAACGGTCCGGTAATGATCGCGAGCAAGAGCGGCCAATTAGTAGAGATCCAACCAAAAACGGTTTTAATGAAATCCCAAAATACGTTAAAACCGGCTTTAAGTCCGTCAATGACTTTTCCGAAAATGTCAAATTTGACTTGGAGCGCGACTAGGGCCGCGATGATCGCAAGAATGACGACCGCTCCGGTCGCTACCCATAACGCCGAAAATGACGCGGTCGCGGCGGTAGTGGCGGCGGTGACCGCAACCTCCGAGGCAACTACGGCGGCGTTAGACGCGGCGAGCCCTCCGTTAAGTATCGCGGTAACCGCTTGGATCGTGTTGTAGATACCGAGCGCGACATTAGCGGCAATGATCGCGGCGGCAAGAGTTCCGACGACCGCGACGATCGTAACGATTAGCCCGGTGTTTTTCTGGACGAACGTCGCCAATTTGGTAAGAGCCGGGAGCATTTTGTCCACGAGCGGGAGAACGGCGGCGCCTATTGACTCTTTAGCCTCGCCCATCTGGATCCCGAAACTCTTAAATTTTCCTTGAGCGGTGTTCGCGGCCTTGGACGCTTGTCCCTCGAATGTTTCCGATAGTGCGGCCATAACCTCATCGGTGGACGCGCCGTCGGCGATTAGTTTCGTGAGCGCCGGGTCTAGTTTTTTGAGCGGTCCGAGTTGCCCGTTAAAAGCTTTGGAGAGCGCGTCCGAAACGGCGCCGAGGTCTTTCCCGGTGCCCGCGGAAACATCGAGCGCGATTCCTAAAAGATCTTGAGCCTTGGTTATGTCTCCGGTTCCTCTTACTAGAGAGTCCAGAGCGGGACGGAGTTCGTCGTCGGCGACGGCGGCCGCTACGGAAGTTTGAGAGATAAATTTCTCTACGGCGGCTATCTGACTATCGGTCGCGCCGGTGGAGTTGCGTAACGATCCGGCTAGTAACTCTTGCGCGGCGGCGTCCTCTACGGCGGCCTTAGTCGCTGAGACAAGTCCGGCGGCTACGGCGACAAGAGCGGCGGCGGCGGGGACGGCCGCTTTTTTAATAGCGAATTGGGCTTTAGCGCCGGCGCCCTCCAAACTCTTAAAATCTGCGATCGCTTTGTCTAAGCCTTTAGGGTTCCATTCGCTAATAATTGGGACGGAGATACTCATCGCTTTACCTCCACGATGTTTCGTCCGACTTCGGCCATGACTCGCGCGACGATCGGCTCTAATTCTTTTTGGAATAGGTCTATAGAATTTTCCGCGCCGGCCCACATAAAGCGGGACGCTCCGCGACCGATCGCTCCGTCTAACGCGATATGGAAATTAGGTCGGGCTCGAAACGCGTTTTTACTTTTCATTCCTCCAGCGCGTCCGGCCATATCTGCCATAATGAGCGGTCCGCCCTTGGCAATGATCTTGACCGTTCCGACGGTTTCGTAGACGGCGCCGGTGGCGGCGTTTCTTTTTCTCGCGTTTCGAGTGTCTATTTTTAGAACGATGTTTTTATCTTGGCCGCGTTTCCAGCCGGTCCGCTTTAAGTGATCCATACCAGAGAGCGGAGCGGTCTCGGGGGATAGTTCACGGATAGCGGCGAGCATTGGCTCCGCCGCTTTTTTTATGTCTTTACCGATCTCACGGCGGAGCGCCGGCTGAGTTTTGTTTAACTCTTTGAGCGCGCTTTTAAGACCGACGACCTCCACGGACGCGGATACGCTCATCTTTTAGCCCGGCGTTTCTTGTTAATTATCTCCGCGAGTGTTACGAGCATGGCCCCATCGTTTACTAATTCGGACGGCGGGATCCCGGTCTCCGCGGCAACCTCGGCGACTAATCGTCCGAGGCTACCGCTTGGATAGGGTCCGCCGTATCGCCCTCTAAGACGTCAAGGTTTTTTATCTCTTGGGCGAATTGGTCAAAAGTTTTTCCGCTCACGTTGCCCGACATTTTGCCAGCCTCGTAAGCGATATAAGCGAGGTCCTCCAAACCGAGTCCGTCGGTCTGGATCTTGCTCGCTTTGGTCTTATATTTGCGCTCCCAAAGCATAATTACCCACGGGGTCGTAGTGACCTCGTAGGAGTCGCTGAGTGTCTCGACACGTAGACGGAGTTCCATCGGATTAGGCGAACGTGACCGCGCCGGAGACGGCGAAAGTGAGATCAATTTCTAGCGCGCTATCTGCGGCGCCACCAGCAACGGGGAAAACCGGAATAATGTCGCCGGTTGCGGTTCCGCCGTTGGGGAGGCCCATCTCAAACGGGACCGCGGTTCCTGCGGTGGCGGCGGTTACGAGAGCGTCACAAAATGAGCCGGCCTCGCCCCAATCTTGGAACGCTTTAACGCCGAGTTCCCACGTGACCGGTCCGGAGACGGCCGCGTTAGAAGTTAGCGAGATGTATTGGTCCACGGTCTGCGATGGTGTGAGTGTGACCTCGGAACATTGGACGGAGTAATCAACCGAGTCAATTTCTACGGTGAGTTGGCGTCCTGTCTGAACGAATAATGGCATTTAGGGTCTCCTTGCGGTAGTTGTAATGGTGAGGTTATAGGACGGGAGGTCTTGGTTTCCGACATTGTAAACGCCGGAGACGCCTCCCGTGGTGACTAGACCGGGGAGCGCGATAATCACGTCCGCGAGTTCTAAAACTTTTTTCATACTGTCCCGGTTGCCCGGAGGCGGAGCGACACAAGTAACCGAGAAATTTATTTGGACGAGCGACGCGCTTAACGGGGTGATACCGGGCGGGTCCACGATCACGGCCGGCGGTCGGAGGTTCCGAACGTCGTCCACTACGGGGAGCCCGGCGTCCTCGAGTAACTCTATAACGAGATCGTAGGAGTCGTTTAAGAGGCTCATACGGCTACCGGACGGTTACAACCTAGGAGTTTTAAGATCTGTCCCATAGAGCCGATAGGCGCGACGGTAGACATGTCTTGGAAACTCTGGTAGGAGTCCACGGAACCGCGTTCACGATAAAGCGCGGAGGCATACAAGACGACCGCGAGACGGCAAGCCTCGTCCGGGACGGCGTTTACGAGATCGTCATACGCGCTCGAATAACGGCGCCTAAAGCACCATTCGTTCCCGGCTTTAACCGCGACGTCTAAATAAGCCTCGTCCTCGGCGCTCGCCGGCTCTACGCCGAGAAAACCGAGGACGTCGTTATCGTCCGCCCAAGTGACCGGGACGTTTACGCGGCCCGGTGTATCTGCGAGAGCGTGATTATGGTTACCGACGTCGTAGGTGATCGTGAGATCGTCGGTATCTATCGCCGTAATGACGTGAGTCCCGTTATAGGTCCCTTGTGCCATGACGCCGGCTACGTGGACGGTATATCCGACATAGAGCCCGGTGACGTCGGAGAGCGTGAGCGTATGGTCTCCAGAGACGGCTACCGCTTTGATAACTCGTTTCTCTAAGGCCATGGCTCACACTCTCCTAGTCGTTGGGGTTTGGGGATCAGAGCAGGAGCGAGCCGGTGCTGAGCGCAATATCTGCCACGGCGAAAATGCCGCGGAACGCTAGACGGGTTGAGAGGGTCGCTGGTTGTTCTACTCGAATGGCCCCGCGACGATCCTCGTACAGTTCTACGGCCGAGGCTGAGAGCATGATCGCGGCGCGGTCGCCGGCGGTGAGACCGAAATCGTCGGAGACGATCAAGGCCAAACCGAGAGGGTTACCGGTGAGAGCGGTCGCTCCGTTGAGAGTACCGGCGGCGTTAGATGGTCCGAGGTACGGGAAAATTCGGTTTCCGCCGGAGTCTTTCGCTCCACCAATCGCGGCCCACACGTGACTACGGATAATCAAGTGGCTAGGCATACGACCGAAACCGTTTTTAATTTCTGCGGCGGCCGAGTAGAGACTTTCGATAACTTCGTCGCCGTCGGTCCAATCGCTTACTTGAGCGGTCGCGCTAGTTGATCCGTCGTAAACCTGACCGAGAGCGTAGGTCTCGGTCGTCTTGGCGTAAACGTTCGCCATGTCTGCGAGGACTCGCTCAACCATTGAGGGTTCGCTGAAACTCTGCGCTTGTTCCGAAATGTCCAAGTATCCGCCGAAAAACTTTTTATCGACTTGGATACGGTCCACTTCGTATTTCTGCGAGGCGAGAGTGTCAAATTCTGCGGCCTGTAAAGCGACGGCCGTATGTTGGCTCACCTTGCGGCGGAAAAACGACTCGCCGCCGGCTGGCGGTGCGAAAGTTCCGCGGGCCGCGATGAACGGGCGCTCGTCGGTGAGTGTGTCGAACACGTCGCCGATAAGCGGCTCGGGGATCATGCCGGGAATATCTGAGACGACGCCATTAGCGGCTCGGACTTCCGGAGTCATGTTCCCGGAGACGAGTCCGGAGATGTAATCCGACGCGCTGACGCGGCGGGCGGCCTTAACGATGATCGGCGACGTGGTGGACGTTGCCTCGGTTGTAATTGGTTCCATAGTTTCTGTTTCCTCCTCGGAAATTTCGGTTTTCTTTTTGTTGGTTTCGTCCTCGTCGGCTATTGCCTCGTCGGACTCTTGGTCTTGGTCTTGCTCTGAGGCCGCGACCGTTGCGATCTTGGACTCGGTAAAGGCTCCCCACGGAACGAGTGATAGTTCCCTCCAAGAGCCGGACTCGACGACGAGAGTATCGCCGTCGTAGTGGAATTTTTGGACGTCTACTCCGACACTTACGGAGTCGAGTACGCCGTCGGCCGCGAGGACGAGAGCCTCGTCGCCTGCGGCGGTCGCGGAGATCTTGGCGGCGAACATCATTCCCTCGGACGTGCTAACTCGTTCGGTAACGACGCCGATCGGGTTGGTCGGTGAATGGTCGCGGATTAGTTTTGGTGCGGGTCCGTCGGTTGGGAGCGATCCCTCTAGAAACATGACGGGACCGGTTGAGGCGTTAGCGGGAACGTTCCACGGGACCGCGACTCCGGTAATTTCACGCTTGGGCGTTCCGTCGGCGGCCGCGACCGTGAGAGAACTTTCCGACGCTCGAATAGTGAGTTTCATCTGTTACTTCCTTGCGGGTTTGGTTGGTCTTGTGGTTGGTCCATTGGTGCCGGGTCTGGACTATGGACGTCTAGAGGGTTGTCTAGCCATGCGGAGCGGTCTAGCCGGATTATTTGTCCGCGTGGAGTTATGTCCTCGGAGCTGAGACGTTGCTCTATGGCCTCAATATAGGGCAGGGCTCCAAATAGGACCGCGGCGCTTTTAGCGTCTACCGCATTGGTGTAAGTCATACCGGTCCCGGTTGGAGCGCCGACGAGGTACGGCGGAACGTTCGCGAGACGAGCGAGGTCTAGCGCGGAATGTTGGCGGGCCTCCACGAGTTGTAGACGTGCCGGGTCCATCGTGGACTCGTGCCACTCAAAGCCGGCGGAGATCGCGGCGACCGCTGAAGTGTCGCGGGCCTCGGCCCAACCATCGGCGGCCTCTTTCATAAACTCCGGCGGGAGAGGTTCGCCCTCGGTCTGTTGTAACCAGCCGAACGCGGTCGGAGTAGTAGCGAAACGCCAAGCGGCGACGTCTAAACGTTCGGCCGTGTTGATCGCTCGAGCGCCAACCTCTAAGAGAGCGGATACGGGAGAGTAAAAGATCTTTACGTCATTGTTTGCTAACGCTTGCCCGTTAAACGTGACCGTATAGTCACCTATGGGAGCGTTCCCGGCGAACATGGCGGCTTGGACGTTCATGTAGACGGCGGGTAACCATTGGAACGACGCCGGGAGTCCGGTTGAGTAACGCGTTTTTACGTAGAGGTATCCGCGACCGTAGAAATACATGTCGTCAAATAGCCAACTCAGACTATGGGAGCGGGTCGTTAATGGATCCGGGCGGAGTTGCCACGGTTCCGGAGCGAGCGGGATCTCCTCTAGAAACTCTCCGTTCCATTGGGTCCCGTAACGGCGGATAGGTAGCGACGCGATAAGCGACGCGAGAATGTCGCGAGCGCGTGAGATCGTGGGGAGCGCCATCGCGCGCTCGCGTCCGGCCCCGACGACCGAGAGCGCGAGCGCGGAGGCTCCAGCGGTTACGGACGCCGTGTCGCCTCCGTAACTCGCTTGGACCGTTGTCGTTTTGTCTCGAGAGAAAATTCCCACGAGCGGATTATTACACGAACGCGAAACGATAAGCGCGGATAGTTAGAGATAGAGAGAATGATCTAGCGTCGCGACGTTGCGATAGATGGGCGGGTCGTTGATCTTGCCCGGGACGCGAGCGCGATCCCGAAAACGGAGACGCGCGCCAACTCAATCGGGCCGGGGCTTTTAACGCTTGACAGTACGACGCCGTTTTGGGTGCGTGACATGACCGCGCGGGAGAGATGTTCCACGAGTAAAGCGTCGCCGCGGTGGAGGACGCGTCCCTCGAGAAACATTCCGCGGACGAGCCCGGTCCATTTTGAGAGTTCGCCGATACCTACTACCGTTTTTCGTTTTTCTAACTCTTTCGGAGTGTGGAGATCTAGCGTCGGGGTTACGGCGAGGATCGTTCTCGTTCCCGGTGGAAGTAGCCGGCGGACGTTTTCCCATAGTGCTAACTCTGAGTTCACGATGAACGCGGTCTCTAGGAGGACGCGATCTCCGAGGTCGGTCGTCAATACTCCGACGTAACGCGACTCGTCTAATGACGAGTCCACGGATAGTACGGCCGGCGGGATATCAAAGACGTCGGCGGTTTCGGATCGGTTGAGGATCTGAGAGTCCAGCCATGCGGAGTCATGGGATACCCACAAATTTAGGGAGCCTCTGAGATACGCGGCGCGGTTGGGGTTTTTGGACTCGGCTTGGATCGTCTCTAACTCGAGCATATGACCGAGACTCGGGTTCGCGAATTCCATCGTTTCTATGCTTTCCGGATCGGCGGACGGCGGCGGTGACCATTCCGCGAAAAAGAGAGGCGACGGATCCGGGGAGTCTATGGCTCGGAGACCTTGCTCCCGCCAACGTAATAAGAGTTTGCTCGCCTCGGTGCCGGCGGTGCTGAACATGGCTAAGTGAGGACTTTTTCTAGCGCGTTGGGACGGAATGAGTCCGACGTCCAAGACCTCCTCCGAGATATCCCAACATTCGTCCGCCGCGATTAGGTCGGGGCTCCGTCCGTGACCGGCGCTCGGCGTCGCGGCCCTAACTAGCCAGAGACTCCCGTCGGGCATACGTAACTCGTTACGGCCGTAGGACCATTTACTTTTCGCGCCGTAATGACTTTCTAAGATCGGCGCGAGATCTTGGAACAAACTAACCGCGAGGTCTAACGCGTGAGCGGTCGTAATAACCGTCTGAGGCGTTTTCCGTTCGGCGGCCATGACAGTAAGCCAGCCTCCGACCAAAATTTTTAATAATGCCGTTTTTCCATTTTGGCGGGCTACGGAAGTTAAACTCGTCCGGTACTCCAGACCGTAACCGGGAGGCGCGTCCTCATCGTTTACGCTGAGGATCCCCTCGAGAGCGAGACGTTGCCACGGAAAGAGCGAGATCCCGAGAGACTTCTCTCCCCATTCCGCAAACTCGCCGGCGTAATTCCTTGCCCCTAGTGGTCGCGTGTAGAGCCTCGGGAAAGATCGGTCTATTTCGGCCGTTTTCGGCTTGGATCGGCTCGGATCGGTTTTGGTCCGCTTGGATCCTTTGGGATAGACAGAAGATGGGGGCGTCGGGGTGAGCGTTGGGTCATCAAAAAAAGGTTTTTCGGCTTTTTGGTCGTTTTTGGTCGTTTTTGGTGTTTTTGCGGTGTTTCGTGGCCGGCGTGTTTCGGCGGTCTTTACGGCCTCGTTTCGTGCTTTAACTATGCGGGCTCTCTGAGCGTTGCCATATTGGGCGCCCTTGCGGTAGTTACATTTCGCGCACGCGGGCTGGAGGTTCTCCATTGAGTGATCGCCTCCGGCGTGTAACTCGAGGATATGGTCCACGGTGTTCGCTTTACGGACTCCGCATATCGCGCAAGTAGGGGAGCCGGCGAGGATCCTCTTTCGGTTCTCTACGTATCGTTTGTCTTTGTAGTGGTCGCTCATGCCCTGACGAGTCCGCTATCGCATGGGCAAGGTATGACGTCTGAGTCTTGGACGGTCCAGCGTTGCCCGTGGCATTGTGGACAAATGGCGCGGTTTTGTTCTCTCTTACTTAAATAACCTAGGGACTTTGTTCGGGGGTCTTTCTTATTAGTTACTTCTATAGGTGACGGCTTTTCCGACGTCGGGTAATCCGTCGTCGGGTGTGGACAAGTCGGGGAGTTATCCCGAGGCTTTTCCACGGGTTGGGGCGTGTCGTAGACGTAGGTGTTTGTGGACATGCGGCCGGTCGTTTTGTCTTGGCGTACTTCGCGCCGTAAGTAGCCGGCGGACTCTAATTCTTTGAGCCCGGTACGTATCGCGTCGCGTTTCTCGCCTCTTGGCGTCGCGGTCTCTAGTGCTAGGCGCTCCGATGAGACGGACCAATTATCCGGGTAAGAGAGCAATAGGGCGAGGATCCCGCGGGCCTTAAACGAGAGCGAGCGGTCTCGGACGACCGAGTTAGCGATCGTAAGGTAATGGGACTCGGGTCGGGGTGTTCTAATAATCACGGTTTAATCGTTTCTTTTAGTTTGTTCGGCTAGGTAGAGGCGCTCTATGGCCTTGGATACTCGTTTGCGGCGGCGTTCCAGCCGGCGAGCTCGAGTCTGGACGGGATCGGTCGCGATGAAATAGCCGAGCCATAAACCGCCGAGGACGGAGATCGTCCAGAATATGCCCTCTATGTTGGACCAATCTTGGATCTTGCTCATATTTTGCCCTCCAGCCGGACGCGAATAGACGCGATGTCGCGAGGTCTCCAGACGTAAACCTCGGCGCCTCCAAGTGAGAGGCGTTCTAACCATTCTTTTTGAGTGTCGCTTAATCTGCCGGTGGCCGTTTTAAGTTCGGCGAAAATGACGCCGCCTCGGTGACGTGCCGTCGGGCTTTTAGCGAGAACAAGATCGGGAAAGCCAGCGACGCCTTGGAGCGGGGTCGCCCAATAGCCGGGGCGGATCTGGACGGCGCGCGTGTGGTGAACATGCCAACCGTAGAGGCGCGCTAATTCGAGGATCGTACTCTGAAACGACGCCTCGTTAATTCGGAATAGGTCGTTTACTGTCGTCGGGGTTTTCTTTTTCATTAGAACGGCGCCTCGTCTGTCGCCGGCTTTTTTGGTAGTGCGGAAAGTGTTTTAATCGCTCGCGACGCCTCGCCCATCGTGTTTATTTCGGGAGGCTCTACGCCTCTTTCGGTCGCCAACTTAATCAGAAACTCCAACTGTTTAGCGGTCGGCGGGACGCCTCTAGTGTTCTCGGTCGTTTCTGAGGTTTGGGGCGCTCTAGGGCGATCCTGCGACGGTTTGGGAGCGGTTGCGCGTTCATTGACTCTGAGAGAAACCTCGTCGGCGGACGCGATGGACTTAGAGATCCCAAAGCCCATAAAGCCGAGAGCGCGGCCGAGCGCCGACGTGGACGCGTTCATCATCTCGGAGCCTTTTTGGAACGGCGTCCGGCCCGGGAAAACTTCGTAAGCGGTAGCGACCGCGGGTAGGTCGTCGCCGGGCTCGCGATAGACGGTCATCGTTACGGCTATAAATGTTTGGCCGGCGATCTCTACCGGGCGGACGTCGGTCTCTTGGACGCGCAAATTTGGGAACCGATCTAAAGCCATTTTTAGCCGGTCTTGGACGAGGACGTATCCGCCTAGGTCCACCACGGAGCGCCTCCGCCGCTCTCGGGATCGTTGCCTAGTTTGGCGCGTAGGGCTCGGATCTCTTGCTCGAGGATCTTTATTCTTTTGGTGGCCTCGAGTAGTTCGTTTCGGTTTTTGTGGAAACGGCGGAGGACCATATCGAATTCGTCTTGGTCGTCTAACACGAGACGCTCCAAGGTTTCCAACCGCAACGTCCCGACGCCTCGCGTCCTGAATAGAGGCGCCAAGCAAACGCGAGGTTTTTAGCCGGGTCCGCCATGGCTACCTCAAACGGTTGTCCGTAAACACTTTCTACGTAGTCCCGATGGACCGTCTCGTTAATTTGTGAGAGCCCGTGATCGGAGGTCTTGCTCACAATTTGCGGGATACATCTTGACTCACGAAAAATAATCCGACCGAGTTTCTCGAGGACTTCCGGAGTGTTCGTCCAGCCCTGCGCGACCGCAAGTCCTAACCATTCATAGCAGGGCGTGTCTAACGCGGCGTTCACGATCGCGGGGACTGTCGTCGTCGTATCCGCGACCGAGGTCGTCGTTTCTGCTAGGTCCTCTTGGAGCGCCTCGTG